CGCCGGGAGTGGTCACCAGGCCGTCTTGCCAGCGGGCCAGATCGGTCACCGTTCCTTCATCATCCACCAGGATGGCCCCGTCCTTGCCGTTGCCCTCGATGCGGATTTCCTTGGGCAAGGGATCGCCGGGATTGGGCGGCTCGCACTTCACGCGGATTTGCGGCTGGGTCACCCGCTCGGCGATGGAGCGGAACTCGGCAGGTCCGTCGGGTGGGTCCTCCGCCGGTTCGCCATTCTGCTCGGGCACGACCCAGACCGGCTTTCCCGCTCCGACATTGGCCGCCCGGAAGTCGAGTTCCACCTCGTCGCTGGCCTCGTTCTCGCTGATGCCGTAGTCGCCGCGGACGGTTCGGAAGCGGTAGATGTTGGAGTCCTCCTTGTGGTCCTTGAACACGTTGGCTCCTCCCCCGACGTTCTCGCCGGTCCAGAGCTGCGCCCAGTGCTCAATGTCGCTCTGCTGATAGACCTTCACGCGGGGCGTCCCGCCGTCGTCCTCCAGCTTGAAGAGCTTCACGAAATACTCGCCGTCGCTCCCGGAGCCTTCCGGATCCTCGGGGTAGTAGTGGTTACCATCTTGGTCCTCGGCCGCGGCCAGGATTTCTGGCTCCTCGCTGATCTCACCCATCTCGTCGGTGACGATCTTGCACCAGAGGATGTCGCCGATGGACATTGCGATCTGCGGGCGGGGGATGGTGTCGAGCGCATCTTCACCCACCTTGGGGATGCGGAACTTCACCGCCGGGGTGTCGCCGGACTTGGGCTTGCGCTCGATCACCCAGCCTTCCTTGACCGTCACTTGGTAGCTGTCGTCCTTCTTCTCAATGCCGATGACCGCGAAGGGTGGCAACGCGGGATTCGGCGCGAGGCCCGGAGAGGGGCGTGAGTAGGCGAAACCACCCGAGGAGGCGATGAGCTCAAGCCCCGTCCCCGGTCGCGGCGTGCGCGAGGCGATCGCGTCGAGCAGAGCGTTCCAGTCCTCGGCAAGGATCGGATCCCCGCGCTTCTTTCTTGGTGGCAGCCGGTTCATTCCTCCCCCTCCTTGTAAATGTCCTCGTCCCAACCGCCGCGGTCGCTGGCCAGCCACTCCATTTCGATCCGGAACGACTTGCCCTCCTGCGACTGGGAGACGCCGTTGAGCAACCAGTTGCGGCCACCGGCCAGTTCCGGCACCGGGCCGGACGGCTCCGAGATGTTCCCGATGTCGTTTAGATCCGACGACTTCGCCGGCTTGTCGCGCACCCAGCTTTCGCGCCATGTGACCCGCGGGCTGTAGTAGCTGGTCTGGCCGCGCTCGATCTTGGCGAGGACCTCCTTGCCCGGAGCGCTCTCGACCTTGTCGCGGAGCTTGTTGCCCTGGTCATCCTTGTCCTTGCCGGACTGGATCAGCTGGATCGCCTCGCGCTCCTTGTCTTCGAGGTCCTTGTAGCGCGGGTGGCTGAGCAGCGGCTCCTCCGAGAGCGACAGCCCCATCGTGTAGACCGCGTTGTTCTTCTCGTCGGCTTCTTCCTTTTCCTCCGCCCCGGCATACTGGCAGGTGATTTCCGCGAGGTCGCCCTCGGTGAAGCTGGCGGTGACCTGCGAGACCTGGATGAAGTTGATCTCGGGATGGACCGTGCCCGGCCGTGGCATCAGGGCGATGGCGGAACTGCGGTGGCAGAGGAAGATCTGGGTGGCGGTCCACTTGCCCTCCTTGTCGATCTGGACGGAGTAGCCCGGCTGCGGGTAGAGGCGTCCGGGCTGGATGGCAACGTGTCTCGGCATCTTGGCCGGGACGCGGCGTCAACCGATGAGGGCTTGAACGGTGAGGTGGAGCTGTAATTCTAGAAACATGGCGTCAGGGAGAAGCACCAAAGTAGTCGGCGCAACGGGTGAATACTTGGTTGCAGCTGAGCTTTCGCGGCGAGGACTGATCGCAACCACTTTCACTGGTAACGTGCCTGATTATGACATTGTGGCCACTGATTCGGAGTTTCGCTCCGTGTTGGTCCAGGTGAAGGCCATCACCGGCTCGTCGTGGCAATTTGACATCAGACGATTCGCCGATGTGATCCTCGATGGCCAAAATCAGATCGTCGGTAGTCCTCGGAAACTGACCCGAGACATTGTCTGTGTGCTCGTTGGACTGGGGGATTACGGTTCTGACCGATTCTACGTTCTGAGATGGAGTGACTTGCAAGAGATGCTCATCGCGCACCACACGGCTTATTTGGAAAAGCATGGCGGGATTCGGCCCAAGAGATTCGATTCGTTCCACATTGCTCTGAAGGAGGATAGATTTGCAGCATTTCGCGACAAATGGGTCGTCGTGGAAGAGGCGCTAACCGAATGAGGCCTGACCCCCGCCTCCGAGCTTGTCGACCCGCCGGTTGAGGTCGTTGAGCAGCCGGTTGGTTTCGCCGGTCAGCCGGTTGTTCTCGCGCTGCGCGTCCAGCGCCCCGGACGAGTAGCCGCCGCCACCGACCTTGCCGAGCGAGGTCACGATGGGGGCGAGGGTGGAGTTGCTGGGTTTTGCGGCTGACGGCGCGCTGCCGCTGACCTTGCCCGCAGCGGCCACCGTCTTGGCTGCATCCTCGGGCTTGGGCATGGTGTCGCGGATCAAGGTGACCAACTTGCCGAAGCTGTCCCGCAGGCCGCGGGTGTCGATGAGGTCGCTGCCGGTGGATTCGCCCGCCTTGCGTGCCGCCTGCGCCACCCGTTCGCCGAGCTTCGGTGCCCCCTGGCCGATGAGTCCCTGCGCGCCTTCAGCGATCTCCTTGAAGTTCAAGCCGAACAGGTCCGCGCCGGATTCCTTGCGGTCCTTGAGGATGCTGGCGAAGTTGGTTTCCACGTCGCCCGCCTCGAAGCCGAGCAGCTCGTTCATCCCCGGGATCTTGAGCAGCCCTTTGAGGAGGTGGGCGATCACCCATTCCATCCCGGATTGCAGATAGACGATGGGCGTCTGGAACGCGTTGAGAAGGGCGGCACCGAAGCCGGCCACCAGTCCGAGCAAGGTGGTCCCGAGGCTCTTCCACATCGCGCCGTCGGTGATGAGGTTCCAGAAGAACTCGATGGCGGCGCGGAACCCGTTGACCAGCGCGTTCACGCCCACCGCGAAGCCGAGTTTGAGGGACGATGCCACGAGGTCGAGAAGCTGCCCGCTCTTGAAGGCGGCGATCACGAGCTGGATCGCGTCCTTGATCTGCTTGCCCGCCTCGGTGGCGAGCGGCGTGAGTTGCTGGACGAGCCCGATGGCCTGCTCGACCAGGGGACGGATGGCGTCGTTGATCGGCTGGCCGAGGGTGAGGAACACCTCGTTGATGCTGTCCTTGAGCGTGGAGAAGAGGCCGCCTGTCGTCTTGCCCTGCGCCTCCATCATCCCGGCGAACTTGCCGCCCTGCGAGGTCATCGAAACGAAGGCCCGCTCGATGGCCGGGAAGCCGACTTGGCCTGACTCGACCAGCTTCTTCACCTCGGAGTCCGAAACGCCGAACTGCTTGGCGAGTTCCTGGATGATCGGGATGCCGCGGCCGGTGAGCTGGTTGATGTCCTCGGCGAAAAGCCGCCCCTGGACCCGCGCTTTGCCGTAGAGCTCGGCGATCTCGTTGACCGGTGCCTGCACGCCCGCGGACACGTCGCCGATCCGTCGGAGGGTTTCAGGCACCGAGTCGGCGGATTCACCGAAGGCGATGAGCTTGCGGCCGGCATCCGCCAGTTCCGGGAACTCGAAGGGCGTCTTGGCTCCGAGTTCGCGGAGCTTGCCGAGGGTTTCCTCCGCCTTCGCCGCGTCGCCGATCAGGGTCGTGAAGGCGACCTTGGTCTGCTCGAAATCAGCAGCAGCGGTCACTGCCTTCATTCCGACACCCACCGCGGCAGCCCCACCAGCCATGGCCGCGCCGATAGATGCCTTGAACGCGGTCCCGGCGACACTGAAACCCTTCTGCAAGGCGGCCGCACCGCCCTTGCCAAGCCCGGCCAGTCCCGCGCCCGTGAGTCCCCCCATCCGCCGAGCGGACGCACCGACCAGCTCGGTGGCACCGGCCATCGCCCGCTTCAAGGCGGTGATGTCGGCTCCGAGGGTGACGGTCAGGGCGCTCATGCGCCGGGGGCGGAGTCAACCAAAGATCATGAAACTAATTATTAGATTTCAGGCCTCGGTATCCAGGTAGTGATCCCAAGTAATTTATTTAGCCCAACTAATGATCGAAATCACGATCTATCCACGGGCTCTGTGTTAACATCAACCTGAATCCTAGGTTGAAGTGAAATCCGGAAGGGTTTCTAATGTTAATGGAATTCCAATTGCAGTTGCTAATGCTGCAGTTCCAGGCTCCTCCCATTGCAGATTTCCCCGAAAGTGTCGATATTATGGGGTCAAAATTTATTCCGGGCTGGTAGTCGCCATCGCCGTCTTCGCACCATTCCCAAACGTTTCCAATCATGTCTTGGAGACCCCAAGAATTTGGCTCCTTGTAGCCAACAGGCTGCGTTTTATTGCGACTGTTCCCGGAGTGCCAACACTTGCTAGAGTCAATCGTTTTCGTTTCCTTGTCGTTCGAATTGATTGTTGTCGATGCTCGGGCAGCCAATTGCCATTGGGCTCTTGTGGGAAGAGCAAATAAGCCATTGTTTGAATTTAATTCATTAGCGCGTGAGAGGAAGCCGCCTGGTTTGGATATGTCCATCCAACTCACATTCTCGACCGGCAGGTCGCTCCCTATGAAATGGCTCGGATTTCCTCCCGTTAATGATTCCCATTGCTCTTGGGTAATTGGTGTTTTTCCCAGCCAAAAACCTCGTGTGATTACAATTTTGCTTTTGATGTATTCTTCAACTAAAGGAGAATCGTGGTCCCTAGGAACTTCGATAGACCAAAAATCCTCCAAGAATGAACCTGGCGGGCACCAGCACATCTTGATATTTGAATTATCTCCTAGTTGAAAAGTTTTTTCCTCGCCTTGATGCGATCCTTCCTTTAATTGCTCTCCCCCGGTTCCCTTATTTAAAATTTTACTTATTAAACTCAATGCGTAATCATATCGATTTGGCGACATTGATTCATGTTTTATGTCTGAAATCTCGTCGCTTCCCTCGTCTTGGATAGTTTTCGCTACAAAGTCGACAAGGACTTTATCCTCCGAGTGAAGTGCTGATTTTAGGACTAATAGACGGCGTGCGGTGGCTCTATCCAGCTTCATGACCTCGATCTTGAACCGTATTCTGAGACTTCTGGTCAAGAGTCAAATTCATTGCAGGACTGATGTGTAACCAGTCTCGCCGGATTTGGTTCAGCCTGATTCTGCACTCTGAGTTCTCTTCGTTCTTGCTCCAAGTCGTCCGCACCCCATTCCGCCGCAGCAGGCAGTGCTGGTATTGCGCCAATCGCGCCAGCGGCATGAACAGGATCCGATCCTCGGGCCAGCCGGTTTCGGCGGCGACGGCGAAGACCTGGGCGGCTACAAAGCCGGGTTCGTCGCAGGCAGGGGCTTTTTTCCGGCCAGTCCCGGCACGGGATCGACCTGCGCCGCCTCCAGCTCGCGGCTCTGTGCTTCGAGGCGCTGGAAGGCGATCTGGAAATCCTCCGGGGTCAGCCCGCCGCAGAAGATCAGGGCGGCTTCCCGGAATCCCTGGTCGTTGAACGACGCCCGGACCACCTCGGGCCACGGGGCGCAGTGGGCATAGACGAAGCCCATGATCGACGACGTGAACTCCGGAGTGCCGTCCTTGGGCATTTCGCCCTTCACCAGCGGGTTGCCGGTGCGGAGGAGCACGTCGTAGCTGGCAAGCGAAAGCGGTCGCATCGCATGGCCGGCTACGATGGTTTCCACGTCGTGGAAGGCGGCGGAAAGGAGCTTCTGGCGGTCGGTGTCGTCCATGGGATCTTCAGAGGTGGCGGAGGAACAGGTCTTCGGTGGCGGGCGAGGCATCCAGCGGGATGAAGGCGATCTTGCCCCGGCGCTTCACGCAGGCCAGCGGCACGTCGCGCTTCACCTTGTCGACCAGCCGCTCGCGGTTGAGCAGGGCGCACTTGATGTAGGCGAAGGGGTGCTCCGGATTGGCGAGGTGCCAGGCGTCGTCATGCCAGGCGGCGATGAGCTCCTTGGTCTGGAACTTGCCGCACGGGCTCTGCGGATCGAAGAACCAGACGGTGCGCTCGCCACGGATGCCGTCGCCGACAACGCGGACGAACGGCTTTTCGGAGAGATGGATACCCACGGCCGTCAGGGCGGCGGCGAGGCTGGTATTGCTCGTGGCGGTGGAGGACAGGTGGGATACGGCGTTCATCTCGGGGACTGGATGTTAGGGAGTGGTTCAGGCACCGCCGCCGCTGCTGACGAAGGGGTAGTGGGTGGCGGTCAGGTCGATCTTTTCGAAGTCCTCGTTGTTGAGGCTGCGGCTGACCTGCATCAGGATCGTGGTGCCGCCGGCCTGCTGGAGGTGGCCCGGGATCGCGTTGGCCAGCGCGATGGCCGCGCCGATCTTGCCGCTGAAGGACGAGGTCTTGGCCACGAGCCCCGAGAGCTTGATCTCGACCTTCTCCTGGTAGAGCGACAGGCCGATGATCTCGCCGGCCTTGTCGAGGACGGTCTTCTCCTGGTTGGAGAAGTCGAAGGACAGGTCGGTGATGAGGATTCCCGGCTGATCGTTCGGGATGCCCCAGTTGCCAGTGGTGCCAAGGAAAGTCGCGGCCATTTGACCGCGTGCGGCGTGTCAACCGGTCATGGCACCGACGAGGTGGAGAAGAACGGTCCGTGCGTAGGTTTGGCCGTGAACGCAGATTCCGGTCCGGTGAGCGGCTCTGATACCGGCTGAATTGCAACAGCGCCAAACAGTCGAGGCTCGGGGTCCTCGCCCCGTAAGATATAGCTTTGCCGTTGTGTGACTTGAGCTAGCACATTTCCCAATGGATTACTCCGCTGGCGGTAGAGTAAATGGGACAAATCCGCGCGCGATGAGTGCATTTTTTAGTCGGGTAACCACCTCATCGTGAGACTCGGAAAGGTTGCTCGACCAGCTCTCTTTGATGTCCAAAGTGGCGCTCCCTGTGCTCTCGCTGCCGACAGTAACCCCGGTCTGGGTGTTTTGTGAGATGGCTCGCCCTGAAAAGGTGAACGTCCGAGGTAAAGATCGAGCTCCTAGAAAATCTATTGTCACCATGCTATTCATTCCTCTGTAATATGCGGAGTCCAGAACAGTACCAGCAAATTGTGTTCCCGGGCTCTCTGCTTTTGCGAGAACTGTGTAAGAGGATCCGTTTGGCCCTATGAGCTGTTCAACCCTGTAATTCTGAAATGGGAGAACAGAAACAAGCTTTTGGTTGTTCAATAATAGGCCGGAAACGGCTGTGATTCGATTGGTATCTGGATCGAATACCATAAATCCTTGTCCTGTGAATTTTGTGACCGCTCCATTTCCGTAGACCGTTCCTTTGGCGGCAATCTTATAAATTGCGTGCCCTGCGTGTGCAGAAGACGTGAAAGAGCACAAAGCAAAAATAATGGCAATTATTAAAGTTGGGATTTTCATACTATTTTATTATTTAGATGGCGATGTGTCCATGAGTGAAAACTTAAATAAGTTATAATTAAATGGGAATGTGTCAATCCATTTTTTCGGACATCGACTGCCCCGTACTCGCAGGGGGTATGGTGTTAAGTTAAAAAGCGATTCTTATTACCCCATCCCGTCCGGCATTACACCCCCGAAACCACCGCCTCGTAGCTCAACACGCTTTCCCGGCCTCGTGACTCGTCCGGCGTGGTGCTGCCGTCTCGCTCGATGAGGTCGTGAAGGACGAAGGTTTCCGAATCTAGGTCGGCTTGGATCGCCGCCTTGTCGCGGAGGAGAGTCACGAGTTTGCCCGCCCACCCGGCGTGGATGTCCGCAGAGGTGTCATCCACCTGGGAAAAGAGATGCACGTCGAGCTTCACGCGGGCGGTGTGCGGCATCGCCGGGACTGGTTTGGACTCTGAGGTGTCGAGGACCACGCACGGACGGGTGCGGATTTCATCGCGACGGGCGACATGGACCGGGATGGTCCCGGGGAATTCGTCGGTGCGGTGGCTGTCGATCCATTCGGCCAGCAGCGCCGACAAGCGGTCTTCGATCAGGTTGGGCATCTTGCGGATGCAATCGCGTCAACCGGACCGCCGTCGCAGCGTTCGGTTTGCGCCGTCGTTAATCTTGCGCAGCGAGGTCGCGAGTGCTTTGCGAAGTCTGCCCGCGGCCACCTGGAGCGCAAGCTGGATGCCCTTGCGAGTGCTGACGTCCTCGATGTAGTCGAGCTTGTTGACCAGCGTGACGGCCGGGCTGTCGCCGGTCCGGATCGTGGCCGATCCTGGCGACTGCTTGTGGCGGGTGATCCACTGCACCGCACCGCGGACCCGTCCGCCGATTGTCTTGCCGGCGTTGATCCACGAGCCCTTCGCGAAACCGACACGCTTCTGGATGCGAGCGATGTAGGTCTCGCGGGCCTTCGGGCTGGTGACGATCTGCTTCGGCTTGGATCCACCGAGCTGCCCCCAGCGGTGGAGTTTCGGATCCAGGCGGCCGACCGTGAGGTCCTTCCAGCCGGAACTCGTCTGGCGCAGGTTGTTCTCCGCCCGCGCGAAGCGCCGGTTCTGGATGTTGGCCCAGAATCGATCCGCAGCCGCGGGGTCGGTCTTGCGGATCTCCTCAAAGGCGTCGGATGGCAAGGCGAACACGCCGCCGATGTCCTTTGCCACCGCCTTCTCTCCCGTCTTGCGGGCCTTTTCCGAAAACCCGAACGGCCGGGTGTTGCGGGCCAGTTCCACGGATAGCCCTCGGGCTTCCTGCTTCACCAGGGACAACAGCGTCCGGCCCACCTTGTCCGGGTAGCGGCGCAGCAGGCGCGCCACGGTGAAGGCTCCTTTCAGTTTCGCGGTGAAGCGGATCGCGCCGTCATTCATCGGTCGAGGAAAGGCTGAGGGTGAGAAGCGGCGAGCGAGGATGGTTTGAGACCCGGCTGATCCGGTATTCGGTGCCGTCCACTTCGATGCGCTCGCCGAACTTCGGCAGGGCCGCGGGGAACGCCAGCTTCGGGACGCGCAGGCTGAAGTCGGGCGACGCGACGAAGCCGCCTATGTCGATCTGTTGTTCGTTGCGCACGCGGCTGATCAGCACGAGCAAGTCGATGGATTGCCACCTCGCCCGGACGCCATGCTCCGATAGAAGGTGATGGAGGTCCGCGAGGATTTCCGATTCGAGGCTCATGCCCATGCCTCGCTGTCAAAATGAAAAACCCCCTCTCGGTTTACCGAGAGAGGGTGTCCACGAACCCCGTCCGACGACGCTGGAAAGCTCAGGAATACTCGCCGGCCACCAGGTTGATGCGGCAAGCGGAAGTGCCGTCCAGCTCGATGAGGGCGGGCCCCTCGTTCACGGCAAAGACCGTGGGGGCGTTGACCTCCTTGGTGGTGGCACCGACCGGCACCTGGCCGCGGGAGGCCATGAGCGAAACCGTGTCGCCCGGCGCCAGCGCGAGGCCGAGGTTGGCGTTCAGGGTGATGGTTCCAGCCCCTGCATCGACCGATGCGACAACGCCGCGCACGCCGGTCCCGGTGGCGTTGGAGAACAGGACCACCACGTCGCTCGCGGCGGCACCGAGGTAGGGCGGCGCGTTGATGACGGTCTGGTTGGCCGCATTGGTGGCCGTCACGGTGGTAGCCCGCGACTGTGAGCGGAAGGTCAGTAGCGAGGCGGCCTTGTCGGAGGTCGCGCTGGCATACTGGATCCGGATGCGGTCGCGCCCGCTGGCGGGGACGACCACATGGCTGAGGGTGGTGCCGGCGTTGCCGGTGAAGCTGAAGGGAGTCATGGCGGTGTGCTGTCAGGCGTGGATGGCTCAAGGTTTGACGAGGCGCTTGAGGGCGTCGTTCTTGCCCACCGTAAAGCCGTAGAGGCACTCGATGGTGACGAACACCTTGTTGGCGCGGGTGTCGGTGAAGCGCAGGTAGCCGAAGGTCATGCCCGTCTGCGGGTCGGTGACGGCACCGGCCTGCTGGTATTCGGCGACCGGCTGGAGGTAGCGCATGGCCACCGCGATGGCACTCGGATGGACGGCGAAGCCGACGAGCTTTTCGGCGTGGTCGGCCGGGATCACCACCGTTTCATGGAGGTCGAATCCGGCGAGCCGCTTGATGAGACCTTCGGTGACGCCTGGGGCGCTGAGGTTTAGGTTGAAGCTCTTGGCGACCACGTCGTCGGCGAGCAGGTTCGTGTAGTGGCCCGCATCGAGCACCAGTGACCGGGGTGAGGCGGGCATCTTCGCCTCACCGCACTTTTCCCGGGCTTCCAGGACCTTCTTGTAATTGAAGTTGGTGGCGGCAACGGCCGGGATCGGAGCGCCGAAGTTCGCCAGCGTGATGACCGACATGATGTCGAGCAGGACATCCTGCGCGAGTTGCTGGGCGGCGGTTTCCACCAGGGTGTCGAGCACGTCCATGGCCGTCTCCGACGCCTCGCGGGCGGTGACGTGGACGGTCTTGAACTTGTGGCGGTTGAGCGTCACCGGGATGGTCGTGACCGTGGAGTCGGCGTTGGCGGTGTAGTCACCGGCGAAGTCGCTGGATCCGGTCGGAGCGCCGACCAGCGGCACGCGGACGGTGTCGCCCTTGTCCGCCTGCTGGGGGCCGAAGTTGGTGGAGAACGAGGACACGGGCATCAAGTTCGCCATGAAGGGCATGAGCGCCCGCTGGGCGACCTTGATGTCTTTGAGGTTGGTGAGGGTGTTGGGCATGGCGAGCTATCAGGCTTTGTGATTGACGATGAGGGATTGCTGATCGGGGGTGAGCTTCCGCCAGAAGGCGGTCTGGGCGGCCGGGTCGGTGATCGCAGTGAATTGCGCGTGGAGTTCGGCCGCTTGGGTGGCATCGCCGGCCGGGGTGACGCGGGCCGGGACCGTGGTGCCGGTGGAGGCGACGACGCGGGCGACCTCCGTCTGGACGCGGGTGTCGAAATCGGTTTGGGACGCCTGAAGCGCGGTGGCGCGGGTCCGCAGCGCGGAGGCTTCGGTGGTCGCCGTATCGCGCTCGGCTTTGAGCGTGTCGATCTCGGCGGTGAGCAGCTCGACTTCCCCGCGCAATGAGTCCGCGGCGGTCGAAGCTTCATTGAGAAGTTCGGTCTGGGCTTGATGGTCCCGCTGGAGGTTCGCGAGTTCGGTGCGGGCCTGGGCGAGTTCGTCTTCGATGGTCGTGTCCATTGCCCGTGATCCGGTGTCAACCGGCGCGGCGTGATAGACCCGCAGGCGGCGCATCGCTTCGGCGCGGTCGGGAACCATGCCCGCGAGGTTGTGACGCTGGGCCTGCTTGCCGCTGAAGGTCTGGCCTTCCATCGCGTCGGCGGGGATCGCCCGCCCCTTGGCGACAACCGCCGCATGAAACTCCCCGGCGATCTCCGCGAGGTTCGAGGAAATGAGTTCGCGCTGGTCGTCGGTGAGCGGCGTCCCGGGTGCCCCCATCGCCTTGTATTTGCCGACCGAAAAGACCTCCACCTTGATGCCCGCCTTGTCGAGGGCGGCGGAGTTATCGACGACCGCCTGGACCACGCCGATCGAACCGACCTGGGCGGATGGCGTGGCGTAGATCGCCCGCGCCTGGCTGGCCACCCAGTAGGCGGCGGAGCACATCAGGCCGGACGAGAAGGCATAGACCGGTTTCTTCTTGTCGAGGGCCGCGACGGCGTCGGCAAGCTCCGGCGTGCCGGCCACGGTGCCGCCTGGAGAGTCGATGTGAAGGAACACCGCCTTGATGTCGTCCCGTCCCGCGGCCTCGCGAAGCGCCGCGCCGATGTCTTCGGAACCCGTGGCACCAAAGAAAATCCGGGCGAACAGGTCCGGCTTGCGCAGGATCGGACCTTCGATGGCCACCACGCCGATGCCGTCCTCGACGGAGAGCAGCGGGTTCTCGGATGCCTGCTTGGGAAGAAACCCGCCGCGATCCACCATTCCCCGCGCTGAGGCGGCCATGGCTTGTAGGGCTTCTGGCTGGATCAGCCACTCGCGGTTCTGGATTACCGGACTCACGCCCGGTCGCCGGTGTCAACGAGGCGCTCCCGCTACGGGTATTCGTAGGCTGTCTTGCTTCTGACGATTTGGCCGGTTCCGTCCAACTCCATTGAAATCACGCAACCTGTCCAACGCTGACCATGGTCGCTGAAGATCGAGTGCAACTTGCTGGTGCTGTCGAAGAGCTCGCGGGTGAAATCGTCGACTTCATCTCCGTTCTCCGGGTTGGTCAGCCGGTGATGAATCGCGAGAGGTCCGAAACCGGGGAGTCCCGTGACCTTGAGCTCCAGGGTGGCGGCCATCCAGCCGGCCGGGATGCATGCGAGGGCGTTGTCGAAAACCTGCTGCTTGGCGGCTTGCGACTGCTCGTGGAACTCGAACTGATTGCCAGGGCCCATCGTCGGGGCACCTATACCGGTTGCCGGCTCACCGGACAAGCTCACTTCTCCGCGGAGCGCAACCCACCCGGCAGCAGCGGAACCGCCGAGCCAGTGGACGGCTTCCACAGCATTTCAACCGGCACACCGTGTTTGGCCGCGGTCTCCAGGATCAGCTTGGCGTCTGCTGCCCGCCGTTCGATCTCCTCGCCGAAGTCGGCACCGAGTTCCTGAAAGTGGTCCGACAGGGTCTTGAGTCCCATTTCCACGTCAGCGCGGTTCTGCTGGGCTTCCCGTCCGGCGTCCACGGTCACCCGCTTGGGTGGGACGGAGCTGATCTTCCACCAGCCGGCAGCGGGCGGCAGGATTCCCCGGCTGATCGCGTCGCCGATGACGTAGGCCCACACCGGCCGGATGAGTCGGCGTTCGAGGATCATCTGTCGGAACGAGAAGCGACGGTCGGCCTTGGCGACGATCAGCCTAACACCCGCGCCGCCGATCTTGCTGGAATCCGCCGCGAACTCGAACGGGATCATCCCGAGCGCGGAATCCCGCCGAAGGTGTTCGAGGAAGCCGGTGAACGTGGGCGACGGGCGGTTGGACTGGAAGCTGTCGAGAGACTCGTCGGGCTTCAGCGCGATCAGCTTGCCGCCGACAATGCGCTGGAGCGTGACCGGATCGCTGCCCTCCCCCGCTCCGGCATGGCCGCCGACCACGAAGTCACCGTTGTCGTCGATCTCGCCGCGCGCCGTTTTGAGGATGCGGGACACGTCGGCGTTGTCCTTCACTGCGTGCTTCTCCAGCGCCAGCAGTTCCATTTCGTCGAGGACGTGGTTGATGGAATGCTGGATCGTCGGATGCGATCGCACGCCGCCCGCCCATTCCGGCTCGTGGATGTGCAGGATCGCCGGGGCCGGGAGGTCGCGTCCTTTGCCATGGTCCTCCAGCACCCGGTAGAAGACCGGCGCGCCCCAGGCATCGAGGCCGACACCGTCGATGCTGTCCTTCGATCCGAACTCATCCCCGACGCGGTGGGACTCGATCAGCTGGATCTTTGGTTCGCCGTCGGCATCGCGGGTCTTGTGGATGAAATACTCGCCGTCGATGTCCATGCCCCGGCAGACGAGCGCCTGGCATTCCTCGAACGAGAAGCGGCGGGTCACCTCGCAGCGGGCCGACCACAGCGCGAAGTGGGCCTCGGCGGCGCGGTTCCATTCCGGATCGGGCGACTGCGCCTGGACGCGGATGCCGTCGCCGGTCGAGTAGATCGCCATGTTGGCGACGAGCTCGCGCATGAAGCCGCTGTTCTTGTGAAGGTAGCGAGACTTGCGGACCAGCTCGGTGCGGACCCCCGGCGTGAGTTCGTTGCGGGCGTCGGTCGGCGAGGACCCTGGCACGTAGCCCCGGCGGGGCGACCAGTTGGCGGCCTCGAACGGCGACCCCCATGCCTTCGGAACCAGGACGGGCGGCAGCCAGCGCATGGCGATTTGCTTGAGGCTGGTCATTTCGGGAGGTAGCCGGAGATGAACGAGGCAACGGCGATGCGGGGTTTGCCGTAGGTGGCCGGATCCAGCACCCGGAGCGCGTGACCGCATTCCTCAAGCACTTGATCGACGGCCATGGTGAACTGCTTGGAGACGGACGTTTCCGCGTCGTTCCAGTTCATGATGGTCTTGCCCTCCAGCAGCAGTTCCTTCGCCCGCTGCTGGATGGCGAGAACTTCCGAGATCGTGAAGCCGGTGATGAAGAGTCCGCGGGCCATGGGTCACTTCCCTTTCCAAGTGGCGTTCCGCCCCCGGGTGTCGATGTGGACGAATCCCGACGACGGATAGAGTCCGAGCCCGCCGGTGAACTTCCCTGCCTTCCGCCATTCGAGGAGCCGGTCATACACACGCTGCGGGCTCACGCCGTCGAAGGCGATGTCCAGCGCCGTGAACTCCAGGTGCTGGCTGAGCGAGGCTCCGCCGACCGCCCGGTTGTAATCGGGCGAGCGGTAGGAGCTGAGGATGCGGCAAGGCTTGCCGAAGAATGCGCGGAGTTCATCGACCACTCGCAGCGTCGGCACGATGTTCTTCCACAGCCGCTTCGGCGGCGGGCTGTTTCGCGCCCCGTGTCGCCGCGCGGCGAAGTAGGATTCAAACTCGCCAGCGCAAAAGTGCCGGAATCCTTGGGCCGTGAACCATTCGTTGAACGCGCTCATGGATCACTTGTCGGTGAGAGGTTCGACGACGAGTTCCAGGCGCCCGTCGGGGCGAACGGTGAGCCGCCCGTCTCTGGTGATGAATTCTCCGGAGATGGCGGGCAGCGTGGAGCACGAGCTGAGCAGCGGGAACGTCATCAGCGCCATGGCGAAGCAGAACAGGCCGATCTTGAACGACTTGTTCGGCTTGCCGTCGTCGAACAAATCACCGAGCACGACGACGAGTTCCTTGAGCGCGAGCGCAGCCGGCCCGGCGAGGAGCAAGTATTCCGCCTTGCCAGCATCAAGCAGGTTGGCGATGCCGGTGAGATCGAGCGCGGCCAGCGTGGTGAGCCCGGAACCGATGAAGGTGAGGAAGCGGAGGAAGGTGACGGTCTTCATGACTCCCCGTCCGGAGTGTCAACCGCCGCAGCCATGACGGACTCCCGTCCGACGATCTTGAGCATGGTGGCGGCCGTGGCCTGCATCGACTCCGCGTCGAAGTAGTGGTTCGGCCGCGAACCGATCTGCTTCCACATCCACTGGCCCTTCTCCTTGATCCGCTGCTCGCTCTCCAACTGCGCGAGGTAGTCGTCGTCGATGTCGTCGGGGACTTCCCAGGTCGGGCCTCTCGTCGGATCCTGGTTGCGGCGGAGCCGGGCCAGCGTGTCCTTGATGTTGAGGTTGCTCCAGTAGTGGACGTGGCACTGCTGGCGGTGCGAGAGGACCACTTTGCGCCGGGGCGAGTAGAACCGCTGGACGGTTTTACCGTCGCGGCCCTTGTGAGCATAGACCGGGCGCCGGTCGCCGATGAGCGCCACCCAGCCGCGCTTGGCGCACTCGCGATAGACGTCGTAGGTCGCATAGCCGGCGTCGAGGAACACGAGGCTCGGATGCACGCCGAAGCGCTCCTGCAGGACGTCGATGTCGGTGAAGGTCAGGATCCGTTCGTTCCAGACCAGGCGGCTCGATCCCTCCGCCGACCAGGAACGGACCACTGCGAAGAGGTGGTCCATCTGGCAGTCCACCGTGATAAAGCGCAGCGCGATCAGCCCGGTGCGCTCGGGGAGCGGCGCGGCGAGGATCTTGCCGGTCTTGGGATCGATCGCGCCCTCCTCTTCCCAGGTCTCGCCGCGCTTGTAGCCAGATTTGACGATCTCCAGCTTGTAATCCTCGACGTATTCGCGCCACGGCAGGCCGAGCCGCTTTTGGTAGAACTGCTGGAGCAGCGACACATCACCCTTCCGCGCCGCCGCCTTGGCCCGCAGGTAGAGCTCGGCGAGCTGGCCCCAGCTCATCGCGCACAGGGCGTTCCAGTGGAAGCCGACATTCTCCTTCGAGGCTTTCGGGTTCTTCGCGAGGAAGGCTCCGCTGGCGTTGAGTTCGCGCCGGGTGCGTTCGCCGTCGTTGAAGTAGTGGTTGCACGACTCGCAGCGCATCGCGGTGGTGCGCCGGACCTCGTCGAAGTCCCACTCGCCGAATTCATCCTTGGCCGACTTGCTCCACTCGACGCATTCCCACCTGAAGGGCTGGCGGTGGCCGCATTCCGGGCAGGCAAAGGTCCACTCGCGCTGGTCGGTCGCCTCGAACTTCCGGTGGGTGTCGTCCTCCTCCTCGCCGCCCTGGCTCATGAAGATGCACTTCCCCAGCCAGCCGAACGCGGTGACGCGGGCTTCGGCCTCGGCCATGTGTCCCTGGGGCCAGCGCCAGGTTTCGTCCCCGATCAGCCAGCGGATCGACCGCCGCTGGAGGTTGGTCTTGTTGTGCGCCCCGAGGATCCAGAGCGTCATGCCGTTGGTGAACTGGATCGCGTTGTTCTTTCGCTTGTGGCGGTGGATACCGGTGGGCATCAGCCGGGCGACCGGCTGGCACTGGTCGAAGAGCTTCTGCAGGCGCGACTCGGAATAGTCGCGCGCGTCCTCGTCGGTCTGGTCGAGCCACAGGGCAGGGCCGGGCAGGTTGGAAATGATGTAGCAGAGCGTGAGCTCTGGCGCGGTGGTCTTGGACGACTGGACGGAGGCGATGATCGAAACGAGTCGGACGCGTGGATCGACCAGCGCTTCCATCACCTCGCGGATCCACGGCGAGTTTTCCGAACGGAAGCGTCCGGGGTTCGGTGAATACGGGATGCCCTCGATGTGATCCTCGCACCACTCCCATGCCGGCCGCCGGTCGGGCGGCTGCCAGGCCTCGCGCCAAATCTCCTTCAGGGCCTTCATGCCCATGCCGACAACGTCAACGCCCCATCAGCCCTCGTGGAGGCAAAGCAGGACCTCGTCGATGGCGCGGCGGCATTCCCGCTGGATGCCGGTGGCGTCGAGACCGGACAGCACCGGCGGCAATTCCGACTCGAACTTCGCCCGCAGGATGGAGGTCGCCTGGGCGACCAGGCCGATCCATTCCTCACGGACCTTGGTGAGCGGAACGTATTCGCCCTTCTTCACCGCGATCCTCAGCTCCCGCTCCTCGACTTCCGCCAACAGTTTGCGGGCCTTCAGCGCCTCCTCGTTGCCGGCCGGAACCTTGCCCGCTTTCAAGCCGCGGAGCCGGACGAACTCGCGCCAGTCGGCCACCGGCCAGAGCCCGTTGGACAGCGGCTTGGGAGAGCCCTCCAACTTCTGCCAGGTGGTGAGCGTCCGGCGCGTCACGCCGAGGACCGCCGCGAGTTCCACCAGCGTCTTGGCGTAGGCCAGCGTCTCCGCGCTGCCGGCCGCCCGTGATTCAATGCGCGCCCGCTCGGCCACGGTGAGCGGTTTTCCCGCCGCCACTTTGCGAACTACATTTTGAAAATCCGCGTCGAGGATCTTGCCCGCGACATCTGGCGATAGCTCTTTCGGTTCCACGTAGGCGGCGAGGTGTCAAAACGGGCCGAAGACAGGGAGCTCAAACGGGTTGCCGCGTCTTCCCTGACCAGGCGGCAAAAGAGGCGATGGTGCATAATGTTTGACAGACCGCACAAAATTGCCCATTCGTGTCCATTATATCAGACATTATGGGACGAGAAATCAGCACCCTGTTACCCAAGCACGAGCGTCTTCTCGCCGATTTGGGCGAGAATCTCAGACTGGCGCGGTTGCGGCGAAAGCTGAGTGCCGAACAGGTCGCGGAGCGGGCGGGTGTCAGTCGTTCGACGCTCCATCTGATGGAAAACGGATCAGCCGGCACTTCGTTGGGCAAGCTCGTGCAGGTGTTGGCTGTTCTGGGGCTGGAGCAAGATCTCTCCGCGGTCGGTATCGACGATGTTCTGGGCCGCAAGCTGGAAGACGCTCGTCTCACTGAGACCCGGCGACGGGCACCGAAAAGGAAACTCAAGGAATGAGCAGGGAAATTGAAGTATGGGCCGACTGGCAGGAACTCGGTGCGCCGATCCTGATGGGTCACCTGCATTCCTCTCTGACCCGGGGGAAGGAGGTGTTTTCTTTCTCCTACGAGGGCGAATGGCTGGCAAGTGGTGCCGCGCGGCAGCTCGATCCCGATTTGCGACTTTTCGGTGGACCCCAATATCTGAACTCCGGGGAACGGCCGAACTTCGGGTTGTTTCTGGACTCGTCCCCGGATCGATGGGGACGGCTCCTCATGCAACGGCGGGAGGCGGCTCTCGCGCGCGAAGCCAATCGTCCCGCCCGTCGCCTGCAGGAAACCGATTACCTTCTCGGGGTGCATGATGAGCAGCGCTCCGGTGCGTTGAGATTCAAGGAGCGCGAAACGGGCGATTCCTGGCTCAACAACGAATCCTCGATGCGGACACCGCCGTGGACATCCTTGCGGGAACTTGAACATGCCAGCTGGAAGATCCAGGACGCTTCCGCAAACGATGACCCTCATTATCTCGAATGGCTCAACCTCTTGATCGCGCCGGGTTCGTCGATCGGTGGCGCACGTCCGAAAGCCGGGGTCAGGGATCCTGATGGCGATCTTTGGATCGCGAAGTTTCCCGGACGCAACGATGCGCGCGACATGGCCGCGTGGGAGATGCTTACCCACCAACTCGCAATCAAGGCGGGCCTTCGTGTCGCGGAAGCCGAACTGCAACAATTCGGAAGCGGCCATCGGACATTCATGACCCGCCGCTTCGACCGGGTGCGAGGGAGCAACGGGACGCAACGAGTCCATTTCGCCTCGGCGATGACCCTGCTCGGGCACAACGATGGAGACGATCATCATGCCGGGGCAAGCTACTTGGAGATCGTCGAGTTTCTCTCGCGCCAGGGAGCCGCCCCCGTCAGCGATTTTGAGGAACTGTGGAGACGGATCGTTTTCTCCATCGCGGTTCGCAACACCGATGATCATCTTCGCAATCACGGTTTCCTGCTCACGGATGGCGGATGGCTTCTTTCTCCCGCCTATGATCTGAATCCCGATCCCACCGGCACCGGACTGAGCCTCAATATCTCGGAAACCGACAATGCGTTGAGCTTTGATCTGGCCATGGAGGTGGCTGCCTACTTCCGGCTCAAGCAACCGGCGGCGGAAGCAATTCTGCGAGAGGTCAAGGTTGCCGTGGGGACCTGGAAAAAACATGCAGGTGATCTTGGAATCGCGCGCACCGAGCAGGAAATCATGGCGACAGCCTTCGAAGCCTGACCCGAATTCTCGGTTCATCATGATCGGATAGAGATTCATGGCTTCACCGCAACCCACCCGGCGAAGTTCAGATGCCGCCAGAAGCAATCGACCGACGCGAAGCCTTCCTGATGGAGAAGTTCCTCGTTCCAGCGGGAGGTGACGGGCACCAGCACGCCTTCGAGCGACATCCGCTTGCGGTCGATCTGACTCTCCGAATAGCCGTTCTCCCGCTTGATGTTGAGGAAGAGTTCCACGAACGCCTCGTCGAGCCGGGAGGTGGCTCCGAGAATCTTCTCCACCAGGATGAAGGCGCCGCCCGGCGCCAGCGACTCGAACACCCGGCGGATGATCTGCTGGCGGTACTCGATGGGGGTGAACTGGAGCGTGAGGACCGAGAGCACGAGGCTGGAGGTCACACCGGGGAACTCGTGGCGCAGGTCGGCAGACTGGATGCTGACGCGCTTGCCGTGCGGGTGGTAGCTGAAGTTCTGACGGGCCGCCTCGATCATCGGCTCGCTGATCTCCAGGCCGATGTATTCGTTGGCCGCGCCGAAGGTGGAGACGAACGGCAGCAGCGCCTGGCCGCGGGAGCATCCCATGTCGACGATGGCGGTGCCGGGTTGCACGAAGCGTCGTCCGACTTCGAAGGTCACCATCCGCATCGCGTTGTATTGCGGGATGCTGCGCTGGAGCATGTCGTCGAAGACCGCGGTCACTTCTTGGTCGAACTGCCAGGCACCGCGTGGAACCACCTCGTCGCGTTGGGCTTCACTCATGCCCGCGTGAAGGATGTCAACGCGGGAGCCGTTTGACGATCCGCGTGCCCTCGGTCAGGCAGGTGCCTTCCTCCGTCACCCAGAAGCACGGGATCGAGAACCGGGCATACATGTCGCGGGTCCGCGGGTTACTTTCGATCGCGAGATAGCGGGAGTCCTCGCCGTGGATCGGAAACACCTCTTTCCGGAGCAGGTGCTCTTTGATCGCGGGCGGATTCCACCAGCCTTTCGGTGCGAAGCACGCGTCCTGGGGACGCCAGCCGGTTTGCTCCTCGATGCGGTCGAGCGTTTTGATCGTCCATGTCTCCGGGCGGGCGGTGATCAGGACGACGGTGTGCGGCCGCACGAGCTCGACCAGCCACTGGCGGTATTGCTCGCCCGCGAGGCGCTTTTCCATCCGGACGGGCGTGGTGCCACGGGCCGCGTTGTTCGCCACCAGCGTGTAGTTGAGGTCCAGCAGGATGATCATAGGGTAGTCTGAAGACGTTGCGAGAAGGCGTCCATGGCGCATTGCACGAGATCCATGCGGGTGCCGTCCGGATAGGGCAGGTCGAACTCGAACTCGATGGCCGCGCGGAGACGGGCGGGATCGACCGGACGGGCCGCGGAGGAGGCGGCGTTGATGTTGTTGGAAAAGTCATCGACCTTCACCGAGCGGAAGAAGGTGCCGAAGAGGTCCCTGAACTCCGACACGGTGTGATACTTCTGGACCTTGGGCTTGTCCTGAAAGTCGCCGATGCGGATGCCCGGTTCGTAGTCGAGGCGGAACGCGATGTTGCCCGCGTTGCTCTCGTTCATGAAGGCCTTGCCATTGACCTGCCGCCAGCCGGACTCCCCTGCCGAGGACGCGCAGGCATAGACCTTGGTGAACGGCTTGCACAGGGCGGCGCACAGGCAGGCGATGTGCTCGCGGTCCTCGCGGAACGGCACGGAATTCAGCACGCTGGCGATGAAGATGCTGGTCCACTCCTTGCCCGCCGCCACTTCGGCCAGGAACGCGCGGGCCAGCTCGACGCTCTCGGCCCTGTTGATGCCGCCGGGTCCCAGCCGGTAGGGCTCGAACGGCGTGCAGTCGATCCCGGCCTGGCGCAGGAGGAAGGTTTCGGTCAGGTGGCCGGCCCCGAAGTCGAGGATGGTCGTCCCGTGTTCCTTGACCCAGCGGGCGCGGTCGGCCGCCTTGCCGATGTCGAAGTCCTTGCAGGGCTTCGCGCCGTGGGTGGCGAAGATGAAGCCGTTGCCCAGCTCGCGCCTCACGCGGCGTGCCCGGCGGAACGAATTGAAGCGCAGCATGTCGGCATAGCGCGTGTGGATGTCGAAATCCATCGACAGCAGGTTCATCATGGCCCGGGCGAACTCCGCTTCCTCGTCGGTGACGAACACGACCGGCGCGAACGCGGCGCCCTTCTCGGCGAGCATCTCCAGCCGGCCGATGCCGTTGATGACCGTGAGGTCCTCGCGGCAGACGATGGGCATGAGGATGCCGTGGCGATGCAGCGTGCGGGCGAGATTGCGGGCATACTGGATCCAGCGCCCCGCGTTCACCCGGCAGAGATCCTTGACGGAAACCTCCGCGGGCTTGAGGCAGCGCAGGAAGCCATCGCCGCCGACCTCCTTGTCGGGGATAGCCGCGGCGAGCGCCTGGATGTCGAGGGCTTGCAGCTCGCTGGTGACCTTGCCGGGAGTGTGATGGAAGTCGAAGTCGTTGGTCGCCCGGTTGAAGACGATGTTGAGCGCCTTGCGCTGGTCGAGATCGAGCGCCTTGGTCCGGAACACCGGGACGTGCGTGGCACCCATCCGCGAGGCGACGAGGTGGCGCTGGTGGCCGGAAAGAATCTCGCCGTCCGAGTCGGCAAAGATCGGGGCGATGAAGCCGAGCTTTCGGAGCGACAGTTCGATCAGGTCGAGCCGCTCGGCAACCGCCGACCGCGGGTTGTAGGTCGAGGGCCGGACGGCGTCGATGGCTTCGAGAGTGATGTTCATAGTCCGAGACGGCTGCGGATTTCCTGAATGACCGAGTCCTTGTCGAAACCGGCGTCCTGCTTTACGCGGTCGCTCCACGCGATGAACTCGTCCTGGCTGATGCGGAACCGGTAGAGGCCGACGGCGACCGTGACGTCGCTCTTGTCGAGGTCCTTGTCGTGGCGGTCGTCGTCATCCTCGTCGTCATCCTCGTCGTCGTCACCGCCGCCGGGATTGAGCAAGCCTTCGAGATCGGCGGGCTCGAAGCCGGCGAGGATCGTGTCGAAGTCGGCCGACTTCCACTCGCTGGCGATCTTTTCGAGTTCGTTGAGATCGACCGAGGATAGTTCCGCCAGGCGGTTGTCGGCGACCAGCACGGCGAGTTCGTCGTTCTCGCTGGCGAAGTCCTGGTAGTCGACCGGCACGACCTCGACGCCGAGGTGCTCGCCGCCATCAGCCGGCCGTGGCCGGAAACGATCAGGCCGGTGAGATTGGACACGGTGATCGTCTGTCGCCATCCGAAGTAGCGGATGTTTTTCGCGAGCAGTTCGACCTGCCGCTGCGGGTGGGTGTTCGGGTTCCGCGGGTTGGGCTTCAACTCGCCCACCGGCACGAGCTTGTCGAAGCTGCACCAGACCTCGATGCCATTGGCGAGCGTGCGGGCTTTGGGGGAATCATCGGTCATCGCCGTGGACGCCGCTGTCAACAGCCGCCGGCATCAAGCCAGGATTCCAGATCGGCCAGCGCGGCCCGGACGCATCCGCCGGATCCCACCGCGATCCGGAGCGAGGTTGCTTCATCGACCGGCCAGCGGTGGCGGAGCATCGCGGCCAGTTCCTCGGTGGTCGGAGCCGCGAGTTTGATCGACTGGAAGCGCGTCTGGAACCGCTCGGTGAGCAGTTCGAGCTGCAGGTTGCTGGTGCCGATCACGGCGCGACCCGGTGGGAGGCGGTCGAGGTAGCTGAGGAGCAGGTCCTGCGCGTCCCGCGTGCAGCGATCCATCTCGTTGATGATCTTCACCGAATAGACTCCGAACAGCGAGCAGGTGGCGAGGTTACCCATCCACTGCTTCACGGCTTCGACGGTGACCAGCTTGCCGTTGAACTCCTCGACGGCGAAGCGCGTGCCGGCCAGCGTGTCGGCCACCATGTCGGCGATGCTGGTCTTGCCGACACCGGGCGGGCCGTAGAGCAGGATCTTCACCGGAACCGCGGGATCGTCGTGGAGCCTCCTCGCCTTGGCGACGAGCCGGTGGGCGACGGTTGCGGCGGGGCCGCATAGGTCATCGGGTCCGGTAGGACGCCACGCCAGCGGCGGGCTTGCGGGGCGTAGCGGCGGGGTTGGGAGAATCTTCAAGGAACGTGACATGGGGATCTGGATTGGAGTGGTTGAGTGCCCTGGCGACGGCCAGCGCGCCCTTGCGGTAGAGGGTGACGGCGAGCAGTTCGCCGTTCACCACGACCGACCAGTAGCGCGTGGCGTAGCCATCGGGTTTGCGGTGACGGATGACTTCGACCTTCATCAGAAGTTGTAGTCGTGGAACTGGTGGCGGCCGGGGACGACCGGCTCGCCGTTGGTGGTCCGGTAGCGGCCGTCCTTGCGGAGGCTTGCGCGGTGGAGCGGAGCCCCGGGATCCGGCTGGTAGGTGTAGCGCTGCTCGTGGTTGTTCACGCAGTGTCCGGCGAAGCCGCCCGGGAGGATCTCGGGCTTCCATCCATCCAGCGTGGCGATGTCGGGCTGGAGGTAGAGGGTCTTGCCGCTCGGGCTGACGCGGACCACGGTGCAGGCGGTCCGGTCGCTGTAGTGGCAAATCGTCGCGCCGTCGCCGACGATGGGATTCCATGGAGGAGTGCTCATGGCCGTCACTTGTTCCAGCCCTCCCTGCGGCTGCGGGTTTTGATCGAGTTCGGCGAGATCCCGAAGTGCTCGGCGGTCTGCTTCACGCTGCGGCATTCGAGCCAGTAGGCCCGGACCTGCGACCAGTGGTCGTCGCCGTGGCCCGGGTTGCCGACCTTCTTGGAAGGTTGGGGCGGCTCGGCCTCGGGCGCGGGGGCCTCCGGGGGAGAAGTGACCTCCGCGGTCCTTGGTTCGGCCTCAGCCGCCTCGGCGAACGCGTCGTAGCGTCCCGGGCTGGCCTCGGGCTCGGGACGGTTGATCGGCACGATGTTGGCAGCCTGCGTGATAGTGCCGCCGTCGCCCCCGGCGAGGATCTCCGCGACGATCTCGCGGATCAGCGGCACCGGGATCTCGGTGATGGTGAAGACCAGTCCGTTGAGCGTCTTGCGCCCGAGGGACTGCTTGAGGAACTTCAAGGCTTCGCCGCGGGTGCGTCCCTGGTAGCGGCCTTCGAAGACGTTGGTTTCCTTGTCGTCGCAGACGATCCAATAGAGTTTGTTCATGATGGTGTTTGGTTACGGGGTGGTGACGTTGCCGTCGGTGTCGATCCGGACGCTGAAGACCAGCAGTCCGGCTCGGGTTGGTCTGGCGAAGTCGGCGCGGAACTCTCGGGCATGGACGCCGGCCATCGGGTTGACCGGCAGGATGCGCCGGACTCGGAAGCCGTTCGTCTCGAGCCCGAGGATGCGGTTCCGCATCGCCTTCGTCAGGTAGCTGTTAGGGATGGATGCTGTTGTCATGGCATCCCTCATCTGCCTGTCTGATCGGGTGCGTCCATGGTGTTTTTCCTCTTTCTGTCGGCTCATTTTCATGACGGAAGCGGACGGTTGATCTGGATGGTCCGGCCTTTGGTTTCGCCGGCGGCATAGCTGCCGGAGTGCAGGTTTCGGCGGCGTTGGTTCCGGTTGCGGAGCTTGCCGTAGTGGTCGGCGACGTAGCGGGTGATCGCGGCTTCCTGATCCACGACCACCAGTCCGTAGGCCTGGCGCTGGTCGGCGGCGCAGGACTGCTCGGTGCGCTCCTTGGCCGCCTTGAGCTCGGCGTTCAGTCCGTCGCGCAGGCCCCGGTAGTAGGACGCCTTGTCCGGGTTGGCATGGGTCCGCTTGAACTCGTTCCAACAGCGGAAGAAGGTCTGCCGCAGGTAGTTGAAGGCGAAGATCGCGAAGTCGATGTCGGCGGGTGCCCCGATGATGTCCACCGCCGTGCCCCGGCCGCCGGACATCAGGATCGTCTTCACGTTGAAGTGAACCTGCAAGAGCGAGAGGATCATCAGGTCGGCCGGGTTGAGGGTCTTCGGCAGATCGAGGTTCCCCTTGTCCACCTTGAACGACCCGCCGCCGGATTCGCCGCGCTCCATCCGGAGCAGCGCCGAGTCGATGTTGTGGCGGGTCATCAATTCCTGCGCCTTGGTCAAAGCGACCTTGGCTTCGTTCTCGGTGGCTCCGCGCGAGCGGTCGGCCAGGCGGAGCAGCTTGCGGATCTTTTCGAGGATCTCGGATTCGGATTTCATGGGATCTCAGGTTCAGGTGTTAGATGTCCTCTTCTGGCAGTCCCGCGGTGATGACATCCACCGGGATGTGGGTGGATCCACCCATCTCACAGAGGTCGGCATAGCAGACCTTCGCGGCCTTGAGTTCGGCCCGGGCGCTGCCGAGGTCGTCCCAGCTTTCAAGGAAGACCCGGCGCGGGCGGCCGGCGAGCACCGAGCCGCGGCCATAAGTGGAGTGGCCGTAGAGAGTCGGCTTGTTGGAGCGGTAGGTTTCGCCACGTCCGAATTCAAGGGTCAGGCGGCGGTGTTGTTTGATGTAATCGATGTCCATGGTTGTGTGGGATTGTGAATCAACCGACGGCCGGCTCCTCGGGGCGGATCGTGTGGAATCCGTGAACCTCGATGGATCGGGCAGTCGCTTTCATCGTCCCCGATCTGCCAGCCGGACACCACGAGTCCATGTCGTTTTTGTCTTTCTTGCATATCGCAAGATAACAGGGTTTTGGCATGGAGTATGAGTTGTAGGATTGGCGAAAAGATTTGTATTTTTCTGTCCAAATCCACTTAGCCATGGACGCGAGGTGGCACCATGGCAGATATTACCCATGACAACGCCAACGATGTCCCGCCGCTTCGGAGTCGAGATTGAATTCCTCTCCACCATCACCACCGACCAGGCACTCGCCAGTCTGAGATCCGCCGGTATTCAGGTCGAGTTCGAGGGATACTCCCATGCCACCACGCCGCATTGGAAGATCGTCGCCGACGGCTCCTGCGGTTACGAACTCGTCTCCCCTGTTCTCGAAGGCGAGGCCGGTCTTGAGGAAGTCAGGATCGCCTCCGCCGCCCTCGAAGCCGCCGGAGCCCAGGTCGACCGGCGCTGCGGACTCCATGTCCATTTCGACGCCCGCACGATGTCGCTCAAGGCGGTGAAGAACCTCTTCAAACTCTGGCTGAAATTCGAGGATGTCCTCGACACCTTCCAGCCGCAGTCGCGCCGGGGCAACGCCAATACCTACTGCCGCACCAACCTCGAAGACAGCATCGCGGGAAGCGAGGATCACAAGAACCAGTGTTCCCGGAGGTTCCGCAGCATCGACGCCTGCCGCAGCATCGAGCAGATGAAGCAGCTCTACCCCTGCCGCTACCGCAAGCTGAACATCCACTCCTACTTCCGCCACCAGACGCTGGAAGTCCGCCACCACTCCGGGACCACCGATCCCGAGAAGATCACCAACTGGGTACGACTGATGGCCCGCCTGTTCGACACCGCCGAGTCCGCCGCCACCGTCCGCAACCGTCCGGAGGACAACGGGGTCGGGATGCCACGCATGAAGTGGTTCTTCCAAGCCATCGACGCCAAGGGCCTCGTCAAATTCTACACCGAGCGGGCCAAGAAGCTCGCCGCCTGATTTCCACCATGCAAAACGAAACCATGAACACCGACTACCACACCATCGACGGCGCGACGTTCTCCGCCGCCGATGCCACCGAGCTGATGACCAAGCTCCGGCACGACAGCTTCAACCCGGAAGCCGACCTGCCATCCTACTGCCGCGCCACCGCCCGCGCGTCCAAGATGCAGACCGGCGAACAGCACCGCGCATGGCCGCCCAAGGCGCTGGTCGAAGACATGCTCGCCTCCGGCCTGATCGCCACCGGCGAGCGCCACCCGGCATGGGGAAACTCCAACGACTGAACGACCATGGCCTACCGACTCATGGGACCGCGGTTCCCGCTGGGGACCACCGTCGCCACGCCGGCCGCGATGGCGCTGGGCATCGACCTGGCATCCTACCTGCGCCGCCACCACTGCGGTGACTGGGGTGACCTTTGCGACGAGGACAAGCAGGCGAACGAGGATGCGCTGATCCACGGCGACCGCATCCTCAGCCACTACAAGCTCGGGGGCGATCGCCGGATCTACATCATCACCGAGGCGGATCGCAGTTCGACCTGCATCCTGCTCCCGGAGGAGTATTGATCAGTCGTTTTCACATTCCTTTTCGAGAACATCGAAGCCGTCGTCTTCGATCTCGACCCGGATGTCCGAACCGTCGAGGAATCCGCTCACAAAGACTCCCGAGAAGACGGGATCTGATTTCGCGTAGTCCGGGCCCATGTCGGTCCACTGTGCCTTGCCCTCGACGATGGTCTGAACGCCGCGACCTGCTTCGTGGTGACAGACCGCGCTGCCGCACATTTCGGCAATGTCCTCCTTGGTGATGGTGGCGCAAAGGTGGTCCGGGATGTCGAGTTGGACATCGATCTCAAAGGTCGCGGTGACTTTCATGGTGGTGATGGTAACGAAATGCTGTCGGTGGGTGCGTGGCGCTGATTCCCTGGCCGACGCCGGAGAATTGCCTCGGTTTTTGGTCCGCTCAATCTGAATGATTCGGTTGGGCAAGAACCATGGCCGCGATCCGCTCGATGAAGTCGATTTCGAGCTGACGCTCGGTCAGGCGGATGACCGTCCAGCCTGCCAGCACGGCTTCGAGATACTTCTCGGCGTCCTTGGCGTAGCCCGCCCCGCGGCTGTGCCGGCCACCGCCGGGGAGGAAGATTCCGCCCTCGATCTCGATCAGGGTCCGGCTTGCCAAGTGAGCGAAGTCGGCGCGCCAGCGGCGGGAAGCATGGAACTTCACTTCCCGCTCCAGCGGTGGGCCTCCGGCGACGCGCCAGAGCAGCAGAAACCTCGATTCCAAGCGGGATGCAGCCATTTCCCAGGTGCCCGGAGTCAACGTCTGGGTCGCCCGTTATGTGGGAAGTCGCAATGGCGCATTTCACGGGAAATGGACACGGGTGGGAACGTCCCTGCCTTAGTCGTTGGTTTTCAATAGATTTCTTCCAAGATTCAATTCCTCCGTGGCGGTTTGAACCCCGCCGGGTCGTCGAGAAATGGTTGCAGGGGCGGGAATTGAACCCGCGGAGGTCGAGGATATGAATCTCGCCTGGGACCGCCCTCCCTGCGCTTTTGTTAGAGCGCGTCGTAGATGTCGACGACGAACTTGAAGTCCCTCTTGAGTCCTTGGCGTCGGTCCTCATCCCATTCCTCGACGGGGGCCTTCTCGGTTTCGCGCGCCCACCACCGACGGATGCGGTTCAGCAGCGCGAGGTAGGTGACGTAGCCGCGGTCGGCGGGATCGCCCTGGACTTCCTTCTCGGTGGCAAGACGACCGAAGTTGATCGACTTCTGGAGCCGGCGTTTCCCGAGCTTGTGCTTCACCGCCATCTTCAGCCAGTGCTTCTGCTCCTCAGGATCCTTGAGTTTGGCGACCACCCGGTGATGGATGAAATCCAGATTGTTGATCCGGGTCAACAAATCGACCCGACGGGCCACATGGGCATACATCCGCAGCGTCTGGTAGGCCATCCCGGTGCGCTTGATCGCTTCCTCGTATTTGTCGCCCCAGCGCTTTTCGCCGTAGTTGATCCAGTCGCCGACGATGAAGCCGATGGACCTGCCGACGGGCGCGAGTTGCTGGCCGAGCGCCTCCCACTCGTCGAAGTTGAGCTCTTCTTTGAACTCGATGCCGGTGGGCGTGATCGAGAACTTGGGATCGCTGATGGCAAGGGTGGTGAGCGTGCTCATGGATTGTTGTGCAGGTGTTGGTCGAGCTGGGATCGTTGGTAGATGTGGCGTGCCTTCTCGCTGCGCATGGCGCGGGACGGCGGGAGGTTCAGTTGCTGCGTGATGTCAACGCAGCGCTTCGAGACGGCGGCGCGGGACACCCCGTGGCGCTTGGCAATGGTGGTCATGCTCTCGCCGTTGTAGGCGCTGAGCCCGAGAGCCACGGCCAGGCACTCGACGGTGAGCCGGGTGTTCCCTTCGGAAATCAGGTCGGCGACGAAATGCCGGAGCACTTCGATGGCGTCCCGGGTGACGGCGCCGGCCGGATCGCCGTCGTGATCGACCATCGCCGCGATGTCCGGCGTGTGGCTGGCCGCAGGGGTATCGGCCATGTCGTGCTCGGCCGCGCCGTTGCCATGGCGTTGCAGGCAAGGCTTGAGCAGGCCGAGCTTCTCCGCCTCCCGACGTTCATCGAGGGACATCGACTTCACCCAGGCCTCGTATTCGCGCTCGTACTCGCCATCCCGCCGGCTCTGCTTCTTCGCGTAGTCGTCGGAGCTCATGGCTGTCCCCCTTTCCGCCCATACCACAGCCCTGTGTCGCGGTTGAACCGGATCGACCCGCGCTTCCTCGCGGAACCGAACACCTTTTCGGCTTCGTCCAGGGTCATGCCGAATCCCTCGACGAGGAACCGGAGGACCTCGCTGGTTTCGGGGCGATAAGGTCCAGGTCGATCCGGCCAATGATCGAGATGCGGCATGAGCTCCAACTCGGGCCAAAGGTGGATGTGCTTCGAGGCACGAGGGGTCCGGACTTTTTTCCCGGATCTTTTTGGAGGGTTCATTTGCACCTCCTTTCCGGCGTCAACGGCAGCCTGATGATCGCTGTCGCTTTTCTAAGCGTCACAGCGCGCGCGAATCCTGGTTCACCAGTTCGCGCTGTTATACTACGTATAACGGTCAGGTTCCCAGTAAGGCTCCTTACATAGGGAATCTGGTTTCTGTTAGAATCCGAGGGTTCAAAAGGGTTCAAACCCATTTGAACCCGGGATTCAAACCCGGCTGAAATGACGGGTTCAAACTCCATGGCGACGCCCCCTCCACAGGCGGGTTGCCTTGTCGAAGACCAGCGGTCCCGACTTCATGTTGGCGAGGCAGTAGAAGACGCGCTGGGCCTCCTTGAGCGTGCAGTCGCCGTCGATCTCGGCGATCCGGGCAGAGATGAACGTGAGCACCTCGGACTCCCGGGGGACGCGCCCGTTGGCGAGAGGAGGCATCGTCTCGACGGCGGTGGCGTAGCGGTCGGCCGCGCTGCCCAGCTTGTAGGTCGCCTTCGCCTTGTCGCTCTTGGGATTGCCCTGGGGAGCCTTGAGCTGGGCAGGATCGGCGTTGCGGTCGGTGATGAAGATCGACTCGCACCAGCGGACCACGAACGGCTTCACGGGCGGCAGGGCGCGCAGGGTAAGGTCGATGACGTGGGCATCGTCCTCCTCGTGCGGGGTCATCGTCAGGATCACGTCGGGATCCCGGGCAAAGACGCCCGATCCGCCGATGCGGTCGATGGACTCCTTGCCCGCCTGGTTCCCCTTGGAGAAGTGGGCTCCGAACACAGCCGCGGCCCCGGACTTGGCCGCCAGTTGCTCAACCTCGTTGAGCAGGCTCGCGATGTCGCCGGCGTCGTTCTCGTTCCGCGCGCCGAGGCCCTTGTAGATCGGATCGATCAGGATCAGCGAATACCCGGTGTCGCGGATGCGACCGAGGATCTTCGGGATGAGTGCCGAGAAGTCGGTCGCGTGGCCTCGCAGGTTCCAGATGTCGAAGCCGGTGAAGTCGCTGATCTGCTTTGCCGTCGCGATCCGGTGAATCCGGTATTGGAGCGCGAATGGCGGCAGCTCGAAGTTCAGATAGAGGGCGCGGCCACGGCGCGTCGGGAATCCCCACCACGGCGTGCCGGTAGCCACCGAGAGCATCAGGTCGATCAGCGACCAGCTCTTGCGCGCCTTCGACGGGCCGCCGAGGACCATCTTCGCTCCCTGGTGCAGGATGCCATCGACGAGCTGCGGCGGCTCCGGCTCCGGCTGGCCCATGAATGCCTGGCCGGGCAGGATCGGCGGCAGATCGGAGTTTGAGTGCGCCGCCTCCCACGCCGTCCACGATTCCGCGCCGAGCTCCAGCGCGAGCAAACACTGGCGGCGAGCCTCGCCATCGACCGTGCGCCAGCCGTCCGGGCAGCGTGACAGGCGCGACGGGTTCCGGTTCTGCTTGTCCAGGTTGATGCCGGAAAACCAGCCCCAGATGACCTCGACCCGCCGCTTGTATTCCGCCTCGTCCGGAGCATCGACGCGGATCCACGCGTGCAGGCTCTTGTTGCCGGAATCGAGCAAGGCCGCGACCGGCATGCCGCTGGCGACCACCGCATGATACTGCTCTTCCTTTGGGATCGGCTTGCCGGCTTCATCGCGGTCGAACTCGACCAGGACATGGCGGAACGCGGTGACATCCTCGTTCTTCGCGCCGCCCTTCGCCATCGGGTTGATCCGCAGGAACAGCCCGAGCTTGGTGCCGAACACGCGGTCGATCCCGCCCTTGGCCGCCACCTTCGATTTCCACTCGGAGGCGGTAAGTGTGACGCCTCGGCGAGGCGCGATTTCGCCCTCCTCGTTCTCGGCCGCCGGGGAAATGGCGACGAATTCATCCGGCTGGAAACACGCGTCGAGGAGGCGGACAAAACCGTCGTCCAGAGTGACCGGCAGCGCCATCGTCGAGCGCTCGCGGTGGACCGGTGTTGGTGCCGGTGCCAACCGTCGAGCCGGTGGCGACGGGACTTTCGGCACCGGCGCCACGCCGGCGCCGAGCGGTTCCCTGGACGTCCGGGCATAGACCGAGCGGATGGTCGTCCTCGCTTCGGCCTCGGTCAGCCCGTCGGCCAGCGCGCGGGCGAGCAGTTGGGCTTCCGTTTCCTCCAGCGGGTGGCCGGCGTCGCGGAACTGGCAGGTCGCGTCGAAGAGTTCGGCGTTGCGCATGCCCTCGCCCGCGCCGCGCTGGAGGTATTCCAGCGTGCGGCGCGGCAAGGCCATGGCGAGCCCGGTTGAGCGGTATTTTGCCATGGGATCAGCGGTGGGCGAATTGGGCGTCGAGGAATGCCTTGGCCTCCTCGAAGGTGGCGGTTTCCGGACGCTGGTGGCCGAAGCGGCGCATCACGCGGGCCTGCTTCGGCGTCGCCAGCCCGAGCTTTCGTCGGGTGATCAGGCGGTCGAGGATCAGCGAGGCATGGCCCTTGGTCAGGACTCCCATGGGATCCAGGCCGAAGTTGGCCAGCACATCGAGCTGTTTGCCGGTGGGCGCTTCCGCCTGCCATTTCATGGTCGGGACGTAGTCGGCCAGGGCGGCTTCGTTGAGGGACACGGCAAGCTCCAGCGGATCGAGCACGCTGCCGCGACGCGTCCGGTTGGCGCGCAGCCGCTCGGTGAGCGACTTGGTCCGGTCCGCGTTCACTTCCTCGCGGGCTTCTTCGAGGTCGCCCTCGGCCCCCAGCTTCTCGGTGAGCGCCTTCGCGTCGGCTTCGTCCTCGGCGATCAGGTTCGCCGGCCGCATCAGGCTGTGCTCTTCCGCCTGCCAGAGGAAATCGAGCACCAGCAGGTGGTCCTTGCCCGGCCAGATCCGCGTGCCACGGCCGATGATCTGCGAGTAGAGCGCCCGCACCTTGGTCGGCCGCAGGCAGACGACGCAATCGATCGACGGCTCGTCGTAACCTTCGGTGAGCAGCATCGCGTTGCAGAGGATGCGCGTCTCGTCCCGCTTGAACCGCGCCAAGGTCGCCTGCCGTTCGGTCGTCTGGCCGTCGACATGCTCGGCCAACAAGCCGCGGTCGCGGCAGATCTGGGCGAAGCGCTTCGACACCGCGATCAGCGGCAGGAACACCAGCGTCTTGCGGTGCCGGTGTTCCACCAGCACGTCGGCGATCTGTTCGAGATACGGTTCCAGCGCATGGCCGAGGTCATCGGCGCTGAAATCGCCATGGCTCGTCCGCACGCCCCGTAGGTCCATCCCCAGCGGAACCGTCTTCACCTGGATCGGCGAGAGCCATCCCTGGTTGATGAGATCGAGCAAGGTCACCTCGCAGGCGATGTTCTCGAAATACCGCCCGAGGTTCTTCTTGTCGCCGCGGTCCGGCGTCGCGCTGACCCCCAGAACCTTCGCGTGATCGTGGAAATGCCCGAGCGTGTTGAGGTAGCTGTCGGCCAGCGCGTGATGCGCTTCATCGACGACGACCAGCCCGAAGTGATCCCGCGGCCAGCGCTCGCGGCGTTTTTCCCGCATCAGCGTCTGGACGGATGCCACCACTACCGGCGCATCGAGAGCCGCCCGATCTTCGCCCATCTCCACCTGGGCCTCGATCCCGGTGGAAACGCGGAGCTTGTCGACGGCCTGGGTGATGAGTTCCTCGCGATGGGCGAGGATCAAGGTGCGCCGTGGCTGGTAGTCCTGCGCCAGGCGGCTGAACAGGATGGTCTTGCCGGCCCCGGTCGGCAGCACGCCGAGCTGGCGGTCGAAGTCCTCGAAGCCCTTGTGGATGTCCTGCCGGGCTTTCATCTGGTAGGCGCGGAGGCCCATCGTCTCAGAACGGCTCGTTGTCATTGCGGCGCGCGGGTTGGGGTTGGGCGGGCTTCGCGGTGCCGACGATCCAGGCGGCGACCTTGTTGCGCTTCTTGCCGTTGTATTCCTCGACGGTGAGTCGGGCGGTGCCGGTCCGGCCGATGACGTGGTCGGGAGTGATCTCGACGTCCACCTCGGGCTCGACCACCTCGCCGGTGGCGGCACGGAAGGCGTCGATCTTCCAGAACGCGGTCGGGATGAAGACGAGGAAGTCGTAGAGGTAGCTGCCGGCGGATGTCTTGAGCTTGAGCTCGATCATCTCGTGGCCGCCCTTGCTGATCGTTTCGATCGCGTCGACGACTTCGACCTCGTGGTCGCCCGGTTCGACGAATTCAGGGCGTTCGCTGGGGATGGCTGCAGTGTAGGATGGCATGGTGAGTTATGGTTTGGCTTTGGATTGTTTGAGATAGGTGGTGGGCGCGGCGTGCTTCACCGACTCCTCCGGGAATGCTTGCTCGCTCGGCATCCGCTGGCTCCACAGGTCGCGGAACTTGTCGGCCGGGAGATTCCCGTAGGCCGCAAGGACCGGGCCGAAGCCGATCTGCTGGATGTGGTGGCCGACGGTTTCGCAATCGACGAACTCGCCGCCCTTGCGGGTCACGAGCTTCCAACCGGGGACGGTGCCGCCGGTCTTGAGCCGCTCAGTGGCGATCTTCTTGGCCCGGTCGTGGAAGTCCTCGACGACCGCGCAGGCGCTCAGGAAGGCCCCGAGCTTTTCGGGGTCCGCGAGGACGGCATCGAAATCGAAGCCCGGATCGGCGACGGCGAGCGATTCACCGACCGTGGCGAGTCGTGCGGGACAGGTGTCCGCCTTCGCGCACCACGCGCAGTATTCGCAAGGGCTTGGCTTCTTGCCCGGGTCGTTGAACGATTTGACGACCTGATCGACGATGGCGTGCGCCTCTTCGTAGGTGAACTTGATCGTCTCGATTTCCCGCTGGTCGCAGAACAGCAGGTGGGCGGTCCACTCGCCGGCAAAGTGCGCGCCCATCAATCCGAGCGCGTAGGCTGCCATCTGCTCGCGGTAGTTCCGTCGCGCCCCGGTCTTCAGGTCGAAGTGGGTCAGCCGGGTCGGGACGATGGCATCCGCCGTGCCGGTCAGATTGAGGATCCGCACCCGGCAGTCGTCCTCGCGGGCCAGCACCCGTTCACGGCCCGAGATCGCCCGGACCATCGAGACCGACCAGGAAACCGCGGCGATCTCGTCAGCCGTCAACTTGTTGGCGATCACGAAGCGTTCTTCGAGGCCGAGCAGTTCCGCCCGGAAGGCGGTGTCGAGCAGCGTGCCGCGCTCGGCGGCCGGGCCGGCCACGGGATTGCTCTCGTAGCACGGGCACACCGCCAGCTTCGGCAGGTTGGAGGGACGCAGCGCGCTCATGACGCCACCTCCTTCTGATTGGCGGCGGCCCACTCGTTGACGGCGGCGATGAAGCGGTCAGGCTCCGACAACATCCGGGCTGCGTAGGCTGGCTCCAGGTTGTCGATGGATTCGAGCGGTCCTTCCTGAGTGTAGCCAAGCTGGCCGCGGGCAACGAGGAAATCGACGACGTTGGCCATGTCCGCCTTGTGCTGGAACGCGGCGAAAATCCGGTCGGTGAGGGATTCGGCTGGGGCCTTTGCCGCCGGGGCGGCGACCTCCGGCATTGTGGCAACGGAGCCCTTGAACTCCGCTGCCGCGCCGAACACCGGGGCCAGCGCCTCGACAGCGAACGGGAGTTTCTCCGGAAGGCCGTGGCGGTTCTTGGCGTCGTAGGCCGCCGAGTGGGTGGCGAACAGAACCCGCTCCTTGCCGCCCACGCCACGTAGCTTGCCGTTGTCCTTCTCGGCGATCTTGGTGACGTAGTTGCCGAAGAGCACGACGTCGGCCCATTCCTTGAGCAGGGGCGCGACCTGCTTGCTGAGCTTCAGCTCGAAGCGGTCGTAGCTGCCCGCCTGGTCCGGCGCCTCGAACTTGCGCACCGTGGCGTGGGCGAGGAACACGACGTGCATCCCGCGGTCGAGCAGGGCGTCGAGCGAATGGAGGAAGCGGGCGAACTCCTCGGCCAGAATGACCCAGCCCTTGCCATACCCGAAGTCCTCGATGCTGTCCTTGTTCGACTTCCGGCACAGGTGCTCGACCAGCCGCTTTTCCAGCCAGTCGGCGGTGTCGATGACCAGCGTCTTGAACGGATGGTCCGACTTCGCGAGCTGGGTGACCGCGGAGCTGATCTCGTCCCAGGTCGAAGCGGCATCGAGCCGGACGACGTCGAGGTGGTGGGTGCCGCCTTCCGTATCGAGGAAGACAGGCTCCGGCAGACGGCCCGCCAGCGTCGACTTGCCGACGCCTTCGGGTCCGTAGGGCGATTGGCTTGAGGCTGTGGATCCATTGCAATGGCTTGAAGAGAACCAGTGCTAGACAAAAGGGCCCGAAAATGCTGGGTTAGCGTTGTAATGAAAGGCAATCCGACCGCGACCCCT